CTAGGATCAGAAACAACAATCTTGTTATCAGGATCAAAAATCATACCACAAAAACTAGCATCACTTGGTTCTTTGAAGACATCAATCTTCGCCGTAAACCCAACAGAAGTGTAATCGTCAACAGTTGGTATCGCTTCACTAGGTTCGATGACAAACAAGCCATCATCACCTTCCACAACACCTTTGCAACTGCCACCCTTCTTCCACACAAGGTATTTCATGATCATATAATTACTGAACCCGTTTCCGAGTGAAGTATTCATTTCACCTGACATACGTCTAGCATGGATGCTCGCAATAACGTTTTTGAATTTGAGTACATTTTCACCCATCAAGCATTTCTCGATTAGTCCTAAGTACAAGTCTTTATTCTCTATGTTACTTAACATATATTTATACAATTCCATTTCGATGCATTTCATCATTTCCTCAACAAAATGAGATTCGAATGAAGTATAATCACTCACTAAATATTCTGTACCTGGTTTGATCAAAAGATCAGCAAGGACCATGGGCCGCTCTGGTACTGGAACAGTTTTGATGAATGGATTGATACCATCGTTATCTTGTCCTGGATAATGAAAAACTTCTTCGGAAATTAACCAGAATATCGGACCAAAAACCAATTTCATATAATCATTCCTACTGTAGATGCCCCTCAAAGGTTTGTATTTGTCATACGTCTCACTTTTTGTGAAACATTTGACGGTGTGTAACCATTTGTCAGTGATCTGGTGATCGTGATCGTATTCATTATAGTAGTTAGTCAATTCTTCGTAACACTTGTTAAGTTCTTCCTGCCTACGTTCAGGGTAGGGGGCCTGAGCAAGCCATCGCTTGACGGATAGGTCTTCACCCGATTTTATTGGTTTTAAATTTCTTTTGCACCATAACCTCACAAATCTCTGAATTTCTCTTCTGACAGATCTACTGACAGTCGGAGGCTTTCTTGCGATTCTTCTGGTTAATCCTGCAACGACGGATTGAGGATCATCATCCGGGTGGGGCGGACAATAATTAACGTATTCACAGCCAAGTGACACCATCTTGGGCCTGCTTTCCGAAAATTGCATATCTTGTTTAAGTATTTTGAAATCATTAGCGACTTCACCGAATTGATCTTTACATCTATTCATCAC